AAAAAAAGGGGGACACGAAGTCCCCGTATAAATGAATAATTATGAGAAAGCTGATGGCTTTGTAGTTGTTCCTGCGAACAATTCTACACATGCAGCTGGGTTTACATAATCTGCTCCCATAGCGAGTCTTCCTAGGATGACATCACCTTGATAAACTACTGAAACGTCTCCAGAAGTTACTTGTACCTGTGGCCCTATTGTTTCTACAACACCTGCAGCTTCACGTTGGAAAATTAATCCACATGTATTTGCAAAGTTAGAGGCAGCACCGTAGTTCTGACGAGCTCCGTAGTTGTTGCCTGTAGCTGTTGTTGCTGTTTCGATACCTTCAGATACGAATGAACCTGTATTTCCAGGATCTACTGTAGCAAGGTCAGTTCCAGCTGATGCACCACTTGAAGGTGCAAATTTTGTACCATACTTAGAGAAGAATGGAGCGTTCATTGACTTGTAGATAGTAATACCTGCAATCTCAATTACACCATTTCCGCTTTGTAAAGATGTACCTTGTACGTCTCTGTTAATTAGTCCGTTAGTACCTGCACCTTTTATAAGTGAATAGTACTGACGTGGGTTAAGTACAGCTACTCTTCCGTCATCAGATACGCCTTTTTCATCTAAAGCTGCTGCAGCATCATAAAATGCTGTTACAAGTTTATCATCATCAAGAGCATCGTCAGCGTCAGAACCTGCACCAACTTGAATTTGTGTACCACCTGGCTCTACGAAAGAGGTTAGGGATACTGGGCTAGCTTGTCTAGCACCTTTTGCTATAGCTCTGAAGATAAGTCTATCATACTTTTGAGCAAGAGCATATCCAATTTTCTTGGAGATCTCTCCTCTCATTTCATAGTGTGCTAGTGTCTCATCTAACTCATATACAAATGCAGAACTGATGAGTAAGTCATCAACCGTTATAGTTTTTTCTGCTATTGGAGGAGTTTTGTCAGAGTTTCCTAATATACTGTTGCCTGGAGTGTGATATTCCGCACTTGTGCGTCCAGTATAGATGAACTGCAAACTCTTACCGTTGGTAAGTGTACGCTTCATAACAAGATCTCTAGCTATTGTCTCCCTTTGGAAGCCAGTAAACATCTCTCCTGAAAATAATTTCAGGTACAAATCTCTGTTATTAGTAGCGTTAGTCGCAGTATTAATCCTACCCAGAAAGGTTTGTGAGCTAGGATTATTAGTTGACTGTTGTGCCATTATTTTTGTAGGTTATATGTATCGTCTCTAGATCTAGAATTGTTAGAATCTTAAATGTATCAGCTAAGACTCAAGCTGATGTAGGTCTATCCCTACCGTCATGACGGCAAAAGGTGTCTTCCGTAGAAGGCTTTTACCAATTAGAGGGGAGTCCGACTCTGAGGTGCTCCCCCCCGTTTCACTTACTTAACAAATTTTGTGTAAGCAACGCCACGATATACGAAAGTAACTTTCATGGTTATCTCCATATACTAAGCCCCGTTCCATGCTTAGTCGTCATGCGTCCCGTGAGGGATGAACGGACGTGACTATTAGCCTAGTGCAGGTGCTGTAAGAGCTACAGAAGTAGATTCAGCAGATGCTAGGTCTAATGGGAAGTTGTGTGCATTTCTTTCGTGCATTACTTCCATTCCAAGGTTCTGTCTATTAACGACATCAGCCCATGTAGGAATAATTTTACCATTAGTGTCAACTATTGACTGGTTAAAGTTAAAGCCATTAAGGTTGAAAGCCATTGTGCAGATTCCCATACTTGTGAGCCATATGCCAACCACGGGGAAAGTACCAAGAAAGAAATGTAAAGAACGAGAATTATTGAAAGAAGCATATTGAAATATAAGTCTACCAAAATATCCGTGTGCAGCTACGATGTTATAAGTCTCGTCTTCTTGACCAAACTTATAGCCATAGTTCTGAGATACTTCTTCTGTTGTTTCTTTAAGAATAGATGATGTAACCAGACTTCCGTGCATAGCAGCGAAAAGAGCTCCACCGAATACCCCAGCAACACCGAGCATATGGAACGGGTGCATAAGGATATTGTGTTCTGCTTGGAATACAAACATGAAGTTAAAAGTACCAGAAATACCAAGAGGCATGCCATCACTGAAGCTCCCCTG